TACTTTATACCTTCACATTTACTGCGAAGACTATGGTCTTCGGTCCTCTCACCGATGTATCCAAGGATATCATCAAGAAGGTCACTGTTGGTTACATCGCTGGTTCCAGATCCTCTGGATACGAGAGAGATGTTACCTATCAGGTCACACCTAGAGCACTCAAGGATTATGATGGAGTGGTGGCAACACTCCTTGCTGAGAATGTTGACATGGTTGAGAATATCATCGATGTTGAAAATGGTGCGGCAATCAAGGAGGGTACATACATCTATGTCGGACAAGAAGAGATGTATGTCGAGACAGTATCAGATAACAAACTGGTCGTCAGAAGAGCACAAGATAAGACACCCTTACAGAACCATGTACTTGGTTCTCCTGTCTATAACATCAACCAGGCCGATAATGTCAAGATCGAACTGGGTGATGATTTTGGATTTGACGGAAATCTGTTCTGAGACTAAACTATGGAAAAGTATGAAAAGCTCGACGAAACGTTTGACGTTACACCCGTCGAGATAGAAAAGGTAAAACCCGATGATCTCGATGCCAAACTGGCCAAGTTTGAAAACTCCAGTGAAGATATCCGCAAAGACTATGAATACACCAGGGGTAATCTATATTCAATCATTGAAAAAGGACAAGAAGCCATCAACGGTATCCTAGAACTTGCTCAAGAAAGTGAGATGCCTCGTGCATATGAGGTGGCAGGTCAGTTGATTAAGAGTGTGTCCGATGCTACAGACAAACTGATGGACCTTCAGAAAAAACTGAAGGATGTAAACGAAGAGAAAGATAAACCACAACATGTAACAAACAATGCATTGTTTGTCGGTTCTACAGCAGACCTTCAAAAAATGCTGAAGAACGTAAACAAAGAATCTAAATAATTAGAAAGACTGATGATAGCACCTCAAGGTTTAAATCTTCAAATTAACAAGGGGACTGACTTCAATCAAGACTTGGAGATGAAGAACCCTGACAAGACACCGTTTAACCTGACGGGATATACTGGTGTTGCAAAAGTCAGAAAGTTTCCAGAGGCCAAAGTGTCTCATGACTTTACTGTAGGTATCACATCTACCACTGGTATTATTAGTCTGGCTATGACTGTTGGTGTAACTACTGCCATTACAGATGGTAGAAATTATTATGATGTTGTAGTCACTTCAGGACTTGGTACAGTATCTAAAGTCTTTGAAGGTAATGTTATGGCATTCCCAACGGTATCTGTCTAATGGATGATCTAGGAGATTTCTTCTCCATGATTGGAGGAGAGAAGAAAAAAGAAAAAGAAAAGACTAAAGAAATAATTGGAGAGGTATCCCTTGGAGACCTTTTTACAAGTCTTAACGATGAAAAAAAGCGGGCTAAACAAAAACTAGAAGAAAAAGAAGAAAAGCGCAAGAAAGATGCTAAAATATTTGAAAATTTGTTCTTTGACAAACCGCAAGAGCCGGTAAAAACTGATGACTGGAAACAAAACTACACCCCGACAGAGATTGAATCAGTTGATATCATCTCTCCAGAACCACTACAACCCTCTCCCGGTGCTGAGAAGTTTGAAGAAGAAATCGCTGAACTGGAGCAAGAAGAACAACAGCAAGAAAAACTCTCCGAAAACGTAGAGAGATGGAAAGATAATCTTGATATCCTTGTCCCTAAGGAAGAACAGATTACAGAAGAGGAAGACAGTCTTAACCGTTTGACACGGGAAGTTGATATGCTTCGTAAGATGTTGTATCAGACTATCCAGAAAGTAGAAGTCCAAGGTGGCGGTGGTGAAGTCAACCTTCAGTTCTTGGATGATGTTGACAGAGACTCTGTTCTTGTGAATGGAGCATTCCTTCAGTATGACGCAAAGGCTGGTGTATGGACTGGAAGTACAGAAGGACCACAAAACACTGGTGGTGGTGGATCAGTTGATCTGGGTCCTCTGACCAACATTGCTGCAGCATCCACTGGGTCTATTACCAATGGAATGAGTTTAGAATTTGATGCAGCCTCTGGTCAGTTTATTGCTACTGTTGGTACCTCTGCAACTGCATTCAATGGTATTGCTATTACAACAGCAACACCACCAAACGATGGTGTTCTCACCTTCGACAATACAACAAATACTTACATATTCAAGACCCCATTCAACATCGTCGATCTTGGAGATGGTATCCAAGATGGCCGTATTGATTACGGAGAATTTGAATAAATAAAGTTAAGAAAAGTGTGTAAAAAGAGACATGGCAGCTCCTACCCTTAAGTTTAAAAGAGGCGCCTTAGCAGATCTACCATCACTTGCGGTAGGAGAACCCGGTTTTACTACTGATAGACACCAACTATATGTCGGTTCTGATGCCGGTAATCAGTTTATTGGTGCAGGTGAGTTCTGGACTCTGAACACCACCACTGCTGGTAGTGGAGTCAAGTTTCTAGAAGGAACAAACAACGGAACGAATTACGTTGAACTTAAAGCTCCTGGTACTGTTGCCAGTAACTTATCCTTCCAATTACCTGGTACGGATGCTTCTGCATCAGGTCAGGTTCTTCAGTCTAATGCATCTGGAGTTCTGTCGTTTGGTGATGTTAATGTAGCCAATATTGACATCGATGGGGCCACGGATATCGGTGCTGCCATTGTAGATGGTGACCTGTTCATCGTTGACGACGGTGCAACTGGCACTAATAGAAAAACTACAGCTTCTAGAATTAAGTCTTACGTCCTTGGTGGCGGTGGTGGTGGCTCCACCTTTGAGAGTGTAGTTGTTGGTGGTGCAGTTACCATCAGTTCAGGTGGTATCGTTGCTGCTGGTCTTGCGGTTACTGCAGGTTCTTTTGTTGGTAACCTTACAGGAAATGTAACTGGTAATGTTACTGGTAACCTAACTGGCGATGTAACAGGAGACGTTACTGGTGATGTAACTGGTAATGTTACAGGTAACCTGACAGGTACAGTACAGACAGCTGCACAACCCAACATCACATCTGTTGGTACTCTTACTTCTCTTGATGTCTCTGGCAACATCACTGTAGCCGGAAATGTAGATGGTAGAGATATTGCAGACGATGGAGCTGCGATTGACAACCTGGTAACTCTTTCTGGTGTTGCCAAAGACTCCACAAATCTTGGAACTTTCACGGGTTCTATTATTGCTGATAATGAAAC